TCTTTATGGAAGATCTGCGTCAATTGGCCTTCAACCTGTTCAAAGCGCAAGCAATTGACAAAGAAAGCCTTATTGACTTGTTAGACCCACCTATGAAACAATTGCTCAAAGACCGTCTCAAAAAGATGGAATCTAAGGCCGCTGCCCAGCCACCTGAGCAAAAGCAGCCTGCTAAACCGAAAGCAGTAGCGTAATGGCAAAGTCACGTTTGACAAAACCAAGTAACCAGCCGAGGGCTAAACAGTCCTCATTGTCAAGAAGTGAAAAGCCTGCTAGTATTTCCTACAAGATTACCAACATTAAATCTATGAACCCCCGTAAGGCTCGTGGTTCTAGATCCAAACTCAGGAGTTACTGATGTACAAGTCAGTGAAAAGGTCTAAGCGTCGTTCTCGTCGCTAATGACAATAATTGCAACTCAAACACAGGAGGCGTCCATGCGTCGCAAGGGTCGTAAAGCAAAGCGCTAACTAATACACGGGTCAGACCCGTTGTTAGCAATTTCCCCTGTGGGAGAGGGAAGTCCAAACATATTCTCCCACGATTTTTTTACTTTGGGATTTTGAGATGGCAAATGAACAGGAATTGATGGCATTGATGTCGCAGGGACAACCAGGCCAAGACGGTGGCGCAATGGCACCTGGTGCTCCGTCACCTGATATTTCTACGCCTATGACCGATCCGATGTCTACACCGGAACCTAAAGCTGGTCAGAAAGAAGCAGCCATGATTAACGTATCAATGGCGCTGGACCTTATTGAACAAGCTCTTCCTGCTGTTGGCAGTGAAACCCCTGAAGGCAAGAAGTTGATGTCCGCATTGTCAGCGTTGACCGGACTCCTCGGCCCCAAGAAGCAAAAGACTGGCGAACTACAAAACGCCGAAATTTTGCAATTACTCCAAAACCTCCCTCAAGCTGGCGGTGGAACACCTGGTTCTCGAATGATTGCCGGATCTCCGCCGAATCTTGGTTTGATGGGTCAAGCTCCTCCTCCTGCCGCTCCTGCTGGTCCGCCTCCTGGCGCTCCCCCCGCTGGCGGCGCACCTATGACAATGTAAAGGATAAGCTATGGATCTCTTTAAGCCTCGCGGCGTAGGGTCGCCTCGCAATCCGACCACTGACAAACAGAACAATGGTCAGATTGTTAACACACCTCGTTTCGAACAGTTGGGTGGCCTCAACAGCCCCAACAAGATCGGCGCGAAAAACCAGTTTACCATTAAGCCTCCTGGCGATGGTAAAAAAGTAATCTAATTTTATTAGGGGTCTAATCATGTCATCTTTAGAAGATCTTTCACCTGAAGCCCGCGATGAGTTAGCTCTCATTGCCCGTCAATTGGCTGAAAATCCTGCTACTCGTAATGATTTCCTGCGTATGACCAAGAAAGTCAAACCAGACATTACGATTGACACAATTGAGCTTGAAGACAAGTTTGAAGCCCGTCAACAGCAGAACAACGCTCGTATTGAAGAGTTGCAAGCCAAATTGATGGAAAAGGAAGCTCTGGAAACGCTTGAAAAGCGTCGTCAGGCTTTGATTAAGTCAGGTAAGGCTCAGTCTGACGAAGACGTTGAGAAGATCGAGAAGATCATGCTCGAAAAGGGCATACAAAATCACGAGACCGCTGCGGACTATTGGCAGTGGATGAATAAAGCGTCCGAGCCAACTGGTCAGGCGTTTTACAATCCGAACGTCCTGAACGAGACAGCACGAGATACGTTGTCAAAATTCTGGAAGAACCCACAACGTGCTGCTCGTGATGAGGCGGTAAGGGCAATGCAAGATCTCCGCAAGGGAACTCGTATCGGCCTTTAATAATCTAGTGTCGTAACAACTAAGAGGTATATCTCGATGGCTATTGGTGGTGGTATTATCCCAGCAGCAAGCTCGTCGCAGTTTACAGAATTAACGTACGTTACACGCCGTGCGTTTATTCCCAAGCTGGTGGTACAGCTTTACAACAGTACCCCGCTTATGGCTGCGCTGATTGCTAACTCTCAAACCGCAACGGGCGGTGTGTCGTCCGTTACAGTGCCTGTTCAGGGTGCTCAGTTCGTTAACGCTCAGTGGTCCGACTACAGCGGCTCGTTCGCTCAGCCGTCGGTTCAGCAGGGTGCTTACAACGCTGAATTTACTCTGAAACTGATGATTGCTCCTGTTCCTTTCCTCGGAATGGAAGGCGCAGTTCAGCAGGACCATGCAATCATTCCGTTGATCGAAGCTCGTATGAACGATGCGACCAACGTGATGATGGATGCTATGGCTTACTCGCTGTACAACAACACAACCAACACTCAGCAGTTCACGGGTCTCCCCGCCGCTGTTGATGATGGTACAGGTACAGCAACCTACGGCAACATCAACCGCTCCACCTATACTTGGTGGAAGTCCGGTCAGTATGCCGCTGGTTCGGTTAACCCGACCCGTCAGAACATCCTTCAGTACATTTCCGGTACGGTGAAGAAGGGCGCAGAAGTGCCTTCATTCGGCGTTTGCGGTTTTGGTACTTGGACGCTCTTGGCTCAAGATTTCGTCGGTCAGGAACAGTACGTTATCACTCCTGGTAACGGCTTTGACGGCGATGCTAACGGCCCGCAGGCTGCTTTTAAAGCCCTGATGGTTGCTGGCGTTCCGATCTATCCTGATCCCTATTGCCCAGAAGGTACGGTGTACTTCTTGAACACCAACTACCTGAACCTCTACATCCATGAGGCTGGTCAGTTCGTATTCACTGGCTTTGAATCGACCCTTCCTAACTGGCAGGTTGGTTATGTTGGCGCAGTTCTGACGATTGCAGAACTTGTTTCCACCAAACCTAAGTCGATGACCAAAGTCACTGGCTACAATTACCTGAACATTTAAGGGAGGATGACAGATGTCTTTATCTTCAAACAAAATCCTTCTCGCTAATGCTTCTACCAACACTGCTGGTGCCTATTTTGAAATCGTAACGGTTTCAAGCGTAGGTATAGGCAACCTTACAGCAATGAACGCTGGCGTTTCTAGCGCTCAGTTTGTTCCTGCTGGTTGGTATATCATTCCTGCTGGCACAACCAACGTAACTATTGAACTCAATACTTACGCTTCAAACGTCAACAACTGGGTTACATACCTCGCTTCCAACACTGCTGGCACAATCATGTCAGACGGCTGGAACGTGCGCGCTAACGCAACCACAGGTACTCAGACGTTGACCTTGTACGGCATCAATGACGGGCAGGCTGCAACTGGTCAATACAACAACAAATAAGGAGTTGTATTATGGCTAATCCTGATGCTGTAGGCCAAAATACGCAGGATGCCTTTGGCAATTTTCGAATTGCCTTGGGTACAGCTCCTGCTAATGCGGTTGCTAATGCTGTCGTTGCACTGCCCATCCTCAGCGGTGGTATGCAGGGTTCTGGTAACGTAATCATTCGTCGTATTACGGTTGCCAGCAACTCAAATTCTGCTGGTGGAACGGTTCAATCTTTGGCTTCTACCTATATCACAATAGGTACATCCAACGATGGAGCAAACTTGGTAACATCTAACGTGGCGTTGTCTAACGTCATTAACGGATATACTTACCAAGATATTACGCTTGTGGCTGCGACTGGTAACACCTGCTATCAACCAAACGCCCTGTTTGTGAACGTGACGGCTAACGCTGTTGCAAACCACACATTCACTGTGTTTGTTTATGGCGATGTTCGTAGCTTCTAAGAGCTACTAGTAGCGACCCCTTCTAGTAGACCCAGTACCCTCTCACGTTTTGCGTGAGGGGGGAAATCCTTGAATGGTGTAGTATGACAACGCTCAACGATTACATATTTGTTACACGGCGTTTGTTGCACGATGCCAATGCTAACTTTTGGACTGACCAAGAGTTAACGATTGATATTAACGGCGCTCGTCAGCGTCTTGTGAGAGATACAGGCGCTTTACGCCGTCTTCAAACATCCACAGTCACACAAAATAAAGAAGTCTATAACTTTGTTGATTTGCCACAGGGCGATCAGACAATGGACATTCTTACGATCAACTTGTACTGGGGTACGACTCGTGTTCCTTTGATGTACAAGCCTTGGACACAATTTAACGCCGAACTGCGCTATTACCAAAGCTATATTGGTCAGCCAGTTGCGTTTAGCCTTTACGGCACTAACAGCTTTTACATTGGCCCGTTGCCTGACCAAACATATACGATTGAGCTTGATACGGTTATCAGACCAATTGATATGGTTAACTTAACCGACGTTGAGACAATCAAAGATCCGTGGACTGAGCCTGTTCCATTTTACGCAGCTTACACAGCGAAGTTCAAAGAACAGAGCTATGGCGAGGCTGAGATCTTCCGTCAGCAATACATTCAGAAGTGCCAGAACCTGCTGGCTACTACGTTTACTCGTCGTATGCCGATGCCTTACTCACAGGCGTACTAATGGCACAGAGTCCTGAGCAAAAGAAAAACTATAATGTTACCAAGTCTTTTAAGGCTTTAAACACTAAAGCCAACAGGACTGCTATTGATGAAAACGAGTTTAGCTGGATAGAAAACATTCAGCCTATTGGTTTTGGTAACCTTAAAGTTATTGGTAATACTGAAACTCAGAACGCAATACTTCCAGATTCAGCTACAGCACTTTGGATTAACAATTACGGTGTAATTATACCTTGGACTAACAACCTTGGTAATATTGTTAATTGGGTTCAAGATGGCGTTGTTCCGTTGGTTTTTGCTAATACCATTAGTGGCGTATCTACTGTTGTTGGGTTAAACAGCGTTAACGTCAATAATTTTGATTATTTGATTAACAATAACGCTGATGGATCTATGCAATCCTATAAGATTGCAAACATAACATTGACAACTATAGCCACCGCAGGGACGTTTAGTTCGTCAGGTGTGCGTGTAAAGCAGTGGAAAAATGATCGTGCCATCATACTTGACCCTAATTATGGTTACTCTACTTACGATGGTGCTAATCTCATTACTGTTGGCTCTATTGGCGGAATTGGTATAACTAACCCTGGTAATGGCTACACAGAAGCTCCAAAAGTAACAATTTCTGCTCCAGATCAGGCAAATGGCATACAAGCCACCGCTGTAACGGCTATTTCTAACGCTGCTGGCACTGTTTTGTCTGTTTTGGTTACATCTAACGGTTCAGGTTATACAACACCTCCAACTGTGACATTTGCTGCCCCTGCGAGCCAATTTGGCGTTCAAGCACAGGGTTCTGCGTCTATTCAAGGCGGTAATGTTGTTGTTATATCCGTGACAAACCCAGGTTCAGGGTATACTTCAGCCCCTGCTATAACCATTTCAGGCGGTGGCGGAGCTGGTGCAAACGCGACAGCCATCCTTGGTTCTGGCTTGGTAACATCTATTTCTTTGACCGAGGCTGGATCTGGTTATGTGTCTACACCTACCGTGACTATTTCCGGTGGTGGAGGCAACAATGCCACAGCAGTTGCTGGCTTCTTGTCCTTTGCCAAAGGGACTATGGGCATATTGCTAACCGCTGGTGGTACGGGTTACGCATCGGCTCCAACTGTAAACATCTCTGGTGGCGGTGGCTCTAGCGCTAACGCTGTTGCGATTGTTAACGGTGGTGCTGTTACTCAGGTCGTTGTGACTAACCCTGGCATTGGGTATACCAGCAACCCTACGGTTACCTTTAGCGGTGGCGGTGGAACTGGCGCATCGGCTAAGGGTATAGCGACTGTTGACGGCAACGTAGATATAGCTTCGTTCTCAGGTCGTGTCTGGATTGCTCAAGGTCGTACGGTCTTTTACAGCGCGGCTGGCAGTTATAATGATTTTGTGAGCGTGTCTGCTGGCAATATCAACCTGCAAGACGATACGTTGCACAGCGTTGTGACGGCGTTGGTTTCTGCCAATAACTTCCTGTATGTGTTTGGCGAAAGCTCTGTTAACGTGTTTTCAGACGTTCGGGTTAGCGCTACGGGTGCTACCCTGTTTACTAATACTAACGTCTCAGCATCGGTTGGATCTAAGAAGATTGATGCTATTTTTCCGTTCTTTCGATCCTTGTTGTTTGCCAACGACTATGGGGTTTATGCCCTCGTCGGTGCTACAACCAGCAAATTATCCGACGCTTTGGACGGAATTTACCCGTATTTGGACCTAACTCAGCCTGTAACGGGCGGTCAGGTGCTTTTGAACAACATTTTGTGCGCTGCATTTAATGTTTATTATAAAGATCCCGTAAATGGTCCAAGATGGATTCAATTGATCTTCTTTGACAAAAAATGGTTTATTACCAGTCAAGGTACATTGAAATACATCAATAGCGTAGTGTCTTCTGGTTACATTAACCTGTATGGCACTAACGGAACCAACCTTGTTAAGTTATACACTGACCAAAATGCTAACATTTCCAGCATGTTACAGAGTGCATTGAACCCTATGGGGGATGTGATCCGTGACAAACAGGCGTTGAAGTTTGGTGTTGAGGCTACGACGACGGGTGGATCTCAGATAGATGTGACCGTTGACAGTGAGTATGCTTCGTCACCCGTGTATAGTTTTAGCAATGTCGGCGACTGGGTAAACAATTCTAACATTGTTATACCTTGGACAAACAATAACAACGCGACCATACCTTGGACCCGAACTGGGTACTTTTTATACAAATCTGATAGCCAACAGTATGGAAAATATCTCGGACTTACTGTAACATCACAAAGTCCAGGCATAACGTACAATACACTTGAGCACGAATACGAATATAGAGCGAGGTTCTAATGGGTACTTTCCCGATCACAGTTCCCTATACGTTTGCTACGGCAACGTCTCCTATTCCGTTGAACAAGCTGGACACGGATTTTACAACCCTTGTTACCGCAGTTAACGGTATCAGCAGCGGAACTTACCCTCTTGCATCGCCTGCCATTCAGGGCGGCACAATGAGTGGTACCATCACCCTTTCCGGTACAATTACCGGATCTGCTGGTGCGGTTAACCCTGGCACTGTGTCTACAACAGGGTCTATAACAGCTGGCACAACAATTACGGCTTCTGGTTCCATAACAAGTGGGAACGGAGATGTTGTTTCTACAACGGGAAAAGTTGTAGCGGGGGATACAAATAATTATTTAACTTACACTGGAACAGGTCATGGGTACTCAACATGGCAAGTTTCCTCGGATTCTTCTGTTTATTATGATAGAACAGAAAAAACCTTTTATTTTAATCCAGACGCTACAAATAGTGTTTTTAAAGTAAATAAAACTAGATGTGATTTTACTGTTACTGATGGAGTTTATATAAATAATGTTAAAATAACTTTAGGTGGAGGTGGTGGTAACGTAACAGCTGGTAATGGTATTTCTGTTGCTAATTCAACCGTTTCTATGTCTGGTTCTTATACGGGGGACTTTACCGCTACTGGAAAACTCATAGCTGGCGGTTCTTATCCTCAGTTGGAATCAACTGGCGGTTATCAAAACGTCAATTTGAGTTCTACAACTGGTTTTAGCTGGAACGGTACAGAACTTGCTCTTGGTACGGCTGGAATTCCTGCAATTGCTATCAGTTCTTCTGGTTCTTACTTTAAAGTTCTTTCGCCTTTGGTTCCCTATGCAACTCAGGCCAGCTTTAGCATTATTTCTGACATTACTGAAAAGACAGACGTGGCTGCCCTGTCTATGTCTACGCAGCGTATTATGTCCCTGAAGCCAGTTAGCTTCACATGGATTAGTGACGGATTCAAAGATTCAGGCTTTATTGCTCAAGATTTTGAAGAAGTTTATCCTGAAAACGTACATGAACATGATGGCAAGAAACATATCGGTATTGATATGAACTTCTATGCCGATCTGGTTGCTACCATTCAGGAGCTGCGAACAGAGCTTGATGCGTTAAAAGCCAAGGTAGGTGCATAATGGGTATTCAAGCCTTTACACCTATGGGTAATACGGTGACGTTTACAGCGGCAACCTCCGCTCCTACGCCCGTTCAGTGCTTGTCTACAACCATTGGGGGTACGCAATACCGTGTCATTAACAGTGGCACTGTGATTGTTTTCCTTGGTTTTGGTGACACTTCAAGCCAAGCATCTGGCAATGCGTCGATTGTCACAACGACTGGCCGAGCTTTCCCCTTGCTGCCAGGTACTGACGAAATTCTGACATTTAACGCCAATCAGTATTTTACAGGCATTACGGTTAGCGGATCTGCTAACGTGTATGTGACTCCAGGGGATGGCATGTAATGTTAAAGACAGTTTCATCAGCAGGTGGCGGTGGTAGCGGTACGGTAACGCTTATAAGCACCGATGCTAATTTAACTGGTGGTCCGATTACGACCACTGGAACGATTGGTCTTGCTGGAAACATTAGTTTTTACAGCGGTAATGTTTCATATACCAATTCAAATGTTGGTACGGCTATTGTTAACATTAACATGCTTAATGCCGCTGTTAACGGTTTAAACGCTCAGATCCCTGTAAACTATGCTTCTACAGCTAATCTTTCTGTAACATACAACAATGGTACTTCTGGCAATGGCGCTACTCTAACAGCGACTGCCAATGGCGCGTTGTCTTTGGACAGTAGTGCTCCTGCTGCAACGCAGCGTGTTTTGATTAAAGATCAGACTGCAAACGTGCAAAATGGCGTTTACACCGTAACTGTTACAGGTAACGCTACTACTGCTTTTATTTTAACTCGCGCTACAGATTACAACGATACATCAGAAATAAATACTGGTGATGGTTTCTATGTTGATAGTGGTGCGACATTAGCAAACACAACTTGGGTTCAACAAACACCTGCTCCTGTAACTATTGGAACAACTGCCATTACTTTTATTCAGTTTGGAGCAACTCCATCAACTTCTATTTTGCCCATTTCTCGTGGTGGTACAGGGGCAAATAACGCATCGCAAGCACTTTCTAACCTTGGTGGTATCGGCATAGGCAAGGCCATCGCAATGGCAATTATCTTCGGAGGCGGCTAATGGCTAATCCTAATATCGTAAACGTATCAAGTATTTATGCTAACACAGCTTGTTTTTCGGCGGGTGCAACGGCTACTACGATTGTATCTAATCCTGCTGCCAGCAACTCTGTTTACAAGATTGACGGCGTGTATTGTGCAAACAATGACAATGCGTCACCTTATCTTATAACGATTGATATTTATCGCAGCAGCACGGCTTACAACGTAGCATCAGCAATTACAATTCCAATAGGTGCTACACTTGATGTTTTGTCTAAACAGCTTTGGTTGTTGGAAGGTGATTCTCTTCGTGCCACGGCTAACACTGCAAGCAAGATCACTGTTACTTGTTCTTATGAGGTCATCTCTTAATGTCAACTCGCTCAAACGGCGGCATTATTGGACCTGTAAATAGACCGAGCAGTACAGCTGCTGTCGGTGTCTGGCATTTATTTGACCAGCAACAAAACAAAGGTAGCGGATTTTGGCCTGGTTTTGTGCCATCTGTACCGCAAGTTTTGGCTGGCACTGCAACAGTATCTGGTTCAAATGGAGCTTCTGTGCCCTTTACTTTGGGATTTAACGGAGGATCTCCTGTAACCAAAGTTACTGTTACCAGTATTCCAGGAAATATTGTGACGGTTGTTACTGGCAGCCCTCCATCTTCTCCTGTTTCTGTTTCTGGTCTAACACAAGGTGTTACATATCAATTCCAAGTTGTTGCCACTAATGCAATTGGTGATAGCTCTCCAAGTTATACAAATTCAATCACTATTCCAGCTACTTATAGCATTAGCTATCTTGTTGTCGCAGGTGGCGGCGGTGGCGGTTACAATTCCGGCGGCGGCGGCGGCGCAGGTGGATTGTTAACAGGAACAGCAAATCTTACACCTGCCGCTGTTTATAGCATAGGCATTGGTGGTGGTGGAGCTGGTAATCCTAATAGTGGAAGTAACACTGGGGTTGGTTCAAACGGTAGTAGTTCTTCTATTTCTGGAACATCCGTATCTGTTTCAACTACAGGTGGTGGCGGTGGTGGTTCTTGGAACTCATCGTTTACTGGATATTTGCCTGCTGGTAACGGTGGCAGCGGGGGCGGCGGTAGCGGCACAGGTACCGTTGGTCAAGGCAATAACGGCGGCGCTATGGGCGGCAGCACCTATGCTGTTGCTGGTGGCGGTGGGGGTGCAGGAGCAGTTGGTTCTGATGCTGTAAGTTCTGTACCTAATGCTGGTGGCGCTGGTGGTGTTGGTGTTTCTAGCTCTATTACTGGGTCTGCTGTTTATTACGCTGGCGGCGGCGGTGGATCGGGTGATA